TTAATTTTTAATAAAAAAATATAACAATGGCACAAGATAAATATACAATATGGCAAAGGTTGAGTAAAGCATTTGGACCGAGTGCAACTTTAGATCAACAATCCCCCGTATTCAAATTCGATAAAAAAGAATTACTTAAAACTACAGACAAAAAAGAGTATGAAGTTGAAAAACTTCAAGCACAACAAACTGTATATTTGGGTAAACAATGGCAAAAAGTTGAATCCAACTTATATCAACAAGCGGTGTATTATGAACCAACAAGAATGGCTTCATACTACGATTATGAGTCTATGGAATATACTCCTGAAATTTCAGCGGCACTTGATGTTTATGCTGAAGAATCTACTACTCCCGATAAAGACGGAGACATTTTAAAAGTTTATTCAGAATCAAAAAGAATCAAATCTGTATTAACAGACTTATTTGTAACAAGATTGGACATTAATACCAATTTACCGATGTGGACAAGAAACACTTGTAAATTTGGTGACAATTTTGTTTATCTAAAACTAGATCCCGAAAAAGGGGTGGTTGGGTGTCAACAATTACCAAATATACAAATTGAAAGATTAGAAAAAGGGATGAGGTTCCAACCCGATAAGTATTCCCAAGAAATGGAGAATGATGCCTTAAAGTTCGTATGGAAAGAAAAGAATATGGAATTTAATCTTTGGGAAGTTGGACACTTTAGAATTTTAGGTGATGATAGAAAATTACCTTATGGTACTTCTATGTTAGAAAAAGCAAGAAGAATATGGAAACAACTTTTATTATCTGAAGATGCTATGTTAATTTATCGTGTTTCAAGAGCACCTGAAAGAAGAGTATTTAAAGTGTTTGTTGGTAATATGGATGATAAAGATGTTGATCCATATGTGCAAAGAGTTGCAAATAAATTTAAAAGAGATCAGATTGCTGATCCAAAAACAGGAAACGTTGATTTAAGATATAACCAACTTGCTGTTGATCAAGATTTCTTTATTCCTGTTAGAGACCCAGCACAAACTAACCCAATAGAAACTTTACCTGGAGGTACTAACTTAGCAGAAATTGCAGATATTGAATATATCCAAAAGAAACTTGTAACGGCATTAAGAGTACCAAAGGCATATTTAGGTTTTGAGGAGGCTGTTGGTGATGGAAAAAACCTTTCGCTTTTAGATATTAGATTTGCAAGAACAATCAATAGGATTCAAAAATCTATGCTTTCCGAATTAAACAAAATTGCAATAATTCACTTATTTCTTTTAGGATTCGAGGACGAACTTACTAATTTCAGTTTAGGATTACATAACCCATCTAAACAGGCTGATTTACTTGGTGTTGAGGTTTGGAAAGAAAAAATTACATTATATAAAGATGCCGTTACACCGATTGCTGATACTGTTGCTCCTGTTTCTGCTTCTTGGGCTAAGAAACACATACTTGGTTTCTCAGATGAAGAAATAAGACTTGACTTACAACAACAAAGAATTGAAAGGGCGGTTTCTGCTGAACTTGGTAAAACTGCAGAAGTTATTACTAAAACAGGTTTATTTGATAATATTGACAAGTTATACGGTAAAAAGGATGACGAAGCTGGCGGAGCACCTGCAGAGGGTGGTGCCGGTGGAGGTGATATGGGTGGAGCACCACCTCCGGGAGGATCTGAACCTGAACCTGGTGGAGCACCACCTCCGGGGGGTGAAGCAGGTTTGGCACCTGAAGGATTTGTAAAAGATGGGTTAGATTTAATCCTAGAAGAAACCCTTTTTTATGGTAATAACACTATGGATTTATCAAAAGGAAAAAATTCTCTTGTAGAAATTAATCAAAAACTTAACGATTTAATAGATAAGTAAATATTTATTGTAAAAACAGTATGAATACTTTTGGAAATATTAAATCAAAAATAGAAAAAGCGTCTGTAGAGATGTATGGTAAACCACATTTCAAAACATTTATGAGTCAGTTCAAAAAAATGGTTTTGGAAAATAAAGATTTATCTGAATTATATTATATATACGACGATTTATCTACAAATAAAAATTTACCTTCAGATATTGCTGACGATTATATTAATGAATCAATAGAATACGCTCAAATTTTGATAGAAAATAATGATGAAACTATTTCAAAAACAAATAATTGGATTAATAATATTGTAAAGAAAAATAACAACGATTATAAAGATATTGATGTTATGATTTATAATAATAATATCAAAAATCTTGAGTCTGTACTTGAGTCTAAAAGAAAAATTAAAAGTACTCTTACTGAAGGTGTAAAGGAAGTTAAAAAACCAACCACGAATTTTAATGTACCTTTAACCTCAATGTTAAAAATTGCCAATTCTACTTTAAATAACCATTTTGCAACTTTATCAGAACAAGAAAAAAAGGAATTAAATTCTATCGTTTCTCTTTCTTCTTCTGAAATAAAAAAAGAAATGGACTTATTAAAGAAAGAAGCTATATCAAAACTTAAATCAAACCTTAATGAATCAAAGGATGTTGAATTAAATAATGCTGTAAATAATACAATTAAAAAAATTCAAGAATCTAAATATGATCATTACAATTTATATAAACTTAAAAATTTAAATGCGGGACTATGAAAAATTTTTTCATTAAATTATTGAGCGATGAATCAGGTAGTATATCATCAAAAAGATTATCTGGTTTAATCTGTGTATTATTCTTAAACGTAACACTTTTAGCGAATTCTTTTTCGCATGGTGACTTTGCCCCATCAGATATACTAGTTGAAACTGTAGGTTTACTTGCCTTTGGTACTTTGGGATTAACTTCGACTGAAAGAATCTTTGGTAATAAGGATAAAAAAAGTAAGTAATTACTTTTTTAATTTCTGAATGTGAATTGCTTTGTTCTTTTCAGATCTTTTTTTTACTGATGGTTTCACATACTCTTGCCTATTTCTCAAAATTTCATTCTGTTTTGTTTTGTAAACTTTGAATTTATAGGTTTTAAGTGCACTTTCAATTGAGTTTGAATTTTTTACTTCTACTATAATCATAATTTTTTGTCGTTTCCTGTATAAATATAAGGGATTTTTTTAAATTTTGACATATCATAAATATTTTTTTATATTTAACTAAAACAATAAACGGTTAAGTTATGAAAAATGAAAAAAGGAAAAACATCAAAATTAAACATTTTTGATGATGCTAAATGTTATTACGGAACAGTTGACTCCAAAGATTTTAAATCTTTATACATCGTAATACAAACTTGGATTGAACCAAATGATGATTACACAAATTGGACTAAAATAACAGGACAAATTAAAAGACAGATATTACATAATTTATTAGAGGTAGTAGAAACAAACACATTTGAAAGAAAACAAATTGTTGATTTAGATTTAAGAACAAGTGGTATACAAAAAAACAAAAAAAGTTTTCTAAATTTAGAAATAACACTTTTTGTTCATAACAGCGATTATGATTTTAAATCCTTAATTTTGAGAAGTAAAATTAAAAAAATCGCACAATCAATCTACATTGATGAACTAAAAAACTCCAAATACTTCACATTAAGTAAAACAAAAACAAAAGAATTCGTTGGTATATAATATTTATACTTAAAAAGTATTATGAGAATATTAGGACCCAATGATATTGGTAAGGGGATATTAATTGAGCATGACGCAGGTTTGATTAGTTTAAATGATGTTAGAAATAACAAAACAATAAACGAATCTTATGGTCAATTAGATCACTCTAAACCATTTGTTTTTTACGCAACACTTCAAAAGTACGGAGTTCCAAACAGAAATGGAAGAATTTACCCTGAAAAAATATTAAAACGAGAAGCTGAAAAATATAAAGAAATGATTAATCGGGGTATGTCAATATCCGAGTTAAATCACCCCGATTCATCTTTAATTGATTTAGATAGAGTTGCTCATTTGATTACTGATGTATGGTGGGAAGATAATGTTTTAATGGGTAAAATTAAATTATTAACCACACCTGGTTTTCACGAAAGAGGAATAGTATCATCCAAAGGGGATATTGCTGCAAATATGATGAGACAAGGTGTTACTATGGGAGTGTCTTCTCGTGGGGTTGGTTCACTTGTTAAAAAAGGAGAACAAAATGAAGTACAAGAAGATTTTGAACTAATATGTTTTGACTTAGTATCATCCCCTTCTACTCCTGGCGCATATCTTTATTTAAATAAAGAAGATAGACCTAAATATGAAGAAAAACTTACTGAACACGAAAATAACGTGACTAATCCTTTACAAGGTTCTGTTGACTTAATGAAAAGATTATCCGATTATTTAGGAAAATAATTAATTATGGATGAAAAATATTTTGTAGCAAGAGTTACCACAGATATGGTAGACGAAAACACAGGAAAGGTAAAAAAGATTAAAGAAGAAAAATTAGTTAGAGGGTATTCACCAACAGATGTAGAAGCAAAAGTAACAAAGGCTTATGAATCTTATACTATGGATTGGAGGATTACTGCAATTGTTGAAAGTAAAATTGACGAGGTAATCGAATAACTAAAAACTTAAAAATTGATAAGGATGGACAAATGTTCATCCTTTTTTTATGCCAAAAATTAATTTTTTTCAGATAAAATACATTCGATAACGATTTTTTTCAACATTGTACATATTTATTTGGTAAATAAACGCATAACGTATTGCATTTAAAATGGGAATAAATGAAAATAAATCGGTAGTTGAAGAGGCTTTATTACAAATAAAGAACCTTGAAGATGCTATCAATGAAAACGCAAAAGGAATACTTGCTTCTACAATGAAGGAAGAAATCAGTGAGTTAGTAAAAGAATCATTAGGTGGTTACAAAAAAAATCTACGTGAACAAGATGCACCAGAAGAACCTGAAGGAGAAGAAGAAATTGATGCTGATGCAGAGATGGATTTTGAACCTGAAGGAGAAGATGAGGTTGATTTTTCGGCAGTAGAAAAATTCGATGAGCCGCAAGGCGATGAAAATGTAGGCGATACATCAGACCTAGAAGAACCTATGATGATGGGTGATAATGAAGAAGGTGACGAAATGCCACCATTAGATATGACAACTGCAACTCCTGAAGAAATTTTGAAAGTATTCAAAGCGATGGGTGATGAAGACGGTATCATTGTTAAAAAGGATAATGATTATATTCATTTGAAAGATAACGATACAGATGCTGAATATCTAATTAGTGATGCTGACGACACTTTCGAAGATAACGAACAAGCTCAAATGGCAGAAAATGTAATATATGAGTTAGAAGTTGATGAGTCGGACAATTTAGAAATGTATATGGACGAAGAAGATATGTACAACGAAGAGGATGAATTTGAAGGTTGGCATATGGACGAAGAAGAAGAATTCGAAGGTATGTATATGGACGAAGAAGAAGAATTCGAAGGTATGTATATGGACGAAGAAGAAGAATTCGAAGGTATGTATATGGACGAAGAAGAAGAATTCGAAGGTTGGGATATGGACGAAGAAGAGCAAGAAGAAAATGTTTATGAAATCGATCAAGATGTTTTAGATTCTGTAATGGAATCATTTAGAGCTATCGGACTTGGTTTTGGTAAACCAATGAAAACTTTCTCTAAAATGGAAGTAAACAACAAAGGTTTCAAAGATGAAATGAAATTAGGTGACAAAAACAAAAGAAAAGGACCTAAATTCAATTACCCTAAAATTAAACACGGAGTTACCGAAATGGAAGACAAAGAACTTGATGAAGTTGATGAAATGGAAGCAGAACACAACGAAGCAGCAAGAACTTACGGAAAAGGTTCCAAAAGAGGTAGAGGTTTAAGAAAAGGTATTACACCAAACAGAAATCTTGTTTACGGAGAAAATGGAGTTCATACTGAATCTGTACAACAAGAAGTTAATTTGTTGAGAGAAAAAAATGAAGAGTACAAAAAGGCTTTAGATTTCTTCAGAAACAAATTAAATGAAGTTGCTGTATTCAATTCCAATTTAGCATACTCTACAAGATTGTTCACAGAACATTCAACAACTAAACAAGAAAAGATTAACATTCTTAGAAGATTTGACGAAGTTGATACTTTGAAAGAATCAAAATCTTTATACAAAACAATCAAAACAGAATTAGACGGTAAAGGTTCTACCAATACAATTAAAGAATCAATTGAAAGAAGAGTTGTTCAAACACCTTCTAATGGTTCCTCTACTAATCTAATTGAAAATAAAACTTATGAAAATCCACAATTCTTGAGAATGAAGGATTTAATGGGAAAAATAAAATAAACAATAAATAAACTCAAATTAAAAAAATAAAAATGGGAGCATTATTAGAATCAGGTCTTGTTGGTAACATCGGTCTTAAGCACCTTAAAGTTATCAAAGAAGATACAATTAACAAATGGGATAGATTAGGATTCCTAGATGGACTTAAAGGTCACATTAAAGAGAATATGGCACAATTATATGAAAACCAAGCATCTCACCTAATTAACGAAGCGGCGTCTACAGATAGCTCAGGTTCTTTCGAAACTGTAGTTTTCCCTATCGTAAGACGTGTATTCTCTAAATTGTTGGCTAACGATTTATACAAGCTATGAACTTACCTATCGGTAAATTGTTTTACTTTGTACCTAAAATTCAAGGTTATAACGGAGCAACTGCTAATGGTGGTTCTCACTTTGCACCAATTGGAGCTCCTGGTTCAAGTACAGACACAAATAGTGGTTACAACGATGCAAATGCTTACGCAAAAAATCTTTACGATTTATTCTACGAAGGTGCTGAGGCAGCTTTAGATCCACCAGGACTTTTTGATTATTCAAAAGGACAATGGACAGCAGTTACTGCTCCTGAAGTTACTACTGTTTCTTGGAGTAACGGTACATTAGTACCAAACGAAACTGATTATGAAACAACAGGTGTTAGAAAAGTAATCATCAAAGTATGTGGTTTTGCAAATGCTGGTGTAGGTAAATTAATCGGACCTGATGGTAACGAAATTGATACTGAAGCGTTCCTTTCTGACTTGAAAGTAACTAAAAGTACAGGTTTAGGTGTTTCTGCAACATCCCCTTGTTCTGTAGGTTCTGGACCACTTTTGTTTAGAGTTGTTACTCAAATTTATGGTAAAGGAATTGTACAACCTACATATACTCAAACACAAGCTACATTCCCTGGATCAGGAAATGGTGGAACTTATGATGATGTTTGTGATCAAAATGGTTGTATCTTTTTAGAAGTTGATCTTTCTTGTCCTGTATGTGCTGACTGTAATGCAACATCTTTAGATGGTTACACAGGAGCAACTCTTTCAGCTGTGACTTCTGGAGAAGCATTTACTGTTGTGTATAGAAGATATGCTGAACTTGAATTCGAAGACAAAATTGGTGAGGTTTCTTTTGATTTAGAATCAGTAACTGTTTCTGTAACTGAAAGAAAACTAAGAGCTCAATGGTCTCCTGAATTAGCACAAGACGTTTCTGCATTCCACAACATCGATGCTGAAGCTGAATTGACAGCTTTACTTTCTGAGCAAGTGGCAGCAGAAATCGACCGTGAAATTCTACGTGACTTGAGAAAAGGAGCGGCTTGGAATTTACGTTGGGATTACAACGGGTGGAGAAGAATTTCTCAAACAACATCATACACTCAAAAAGATTGGAATCAAACTTTGATTACGGCAATCAACCAATTGTCAGCACAAATCCACAAATCTACATTGAGAGGTGGTGCTAACTGGATTGTTGTATCTTCTGAAGTTTCTGCAATCTTTGATGATTTAGAATACTTCCACGTATCTAATGCATCTCCTGAGCAAGATCAGTACAATATGGGTATTGAAAGAGTTGGAACATTGGCAGGACGTTACCAAGTGTATCGTGATCCATACTTCCCACCAAACCAAATCCTAATTGGACATAAAGGAACATCATTGTTGGATACTGGGTACGTTTACGCACCGTATGTACCTCTACAATTAACTCCTACTATGTACAATCCATTCAACTTCACACCTATCAAAGGTATTATGACAAGATACGCTAAGAAAATGGTAAATAACCGTTTCTACGGACGTATCACTGTTGATGGAGTACGTACATTTGATTTAAGAGAATTGAGATAATCAACCCCTTAAATAAACCCTACAAAGAGTCAGAGAAATCTGACTCTTTTTTTTTTGTGTACGTATATATACTTACCCCACTACGTATCATTACTTTTTTAGTTTAGTAGGTGTTACTGATTTACAAAATACTCACCTTTTAAAATAAGGATTCCACTTACTATAACTCCTATCTATTGTTAGAACCAAAAATTTAACAATATGAAAAGAGTAATTTTAACAATCGTATCAACCCTATTTTTAATAACAAATCTATTTTCTCAAAATAGAGTATGGGTTACAATTCCAAATTTAGAAATTGCAAATTCTGAATTAACAAATATCGTAAGTATTCAAAAAGCGTTTCCTTCTTCTAAAACAAGAAGTCTTCAAGATGTATATGAAATTATCACTACAACATCTTCTGAAGTTTTAGTTGATGAACTTAAAAAAAGAAATGATTTATTTATTAATCCTGTTGTTGGTCCAACTTACAAAACTCTTGAAACCCCAAACGATTATAATACCATTTTTTCTAATCAATGGGCACTTAATTTAATAAATGCAACATCTGTATGGGATATAACAAAAGGATCTTCAGATATTACAATTGCAATAACTGACGCTAACTATCATTTAAATCACGAAGAATTAATTGGTAAATTTGATTATGTGTCACCAAATTCAAGTACTGATTACACACACGGAACTGCGGTATCAACAATAGCGGCAGGAAACACAAACAACACGGTAGGGACAAGTTCTATTGGTTATAATTCGAGATTACAGTTAAGAGCAATGAATTACAATGAATTATTAAATGCTACCTATTCGGGTGCTAAAGTTATTAATTGTAGTTGGGCATCAAGTTGTTCTTTTAATGGGTACGCTCAACAAGTAATTGATGAGGTTTATAATAATGGAAGTGTTGTTGTTGCATCTGCAGGTAATGGTTCTACTTGTGGTGGGGCATCAAACTTAGTTTACCCAGCATCTTATAACCACGTAATTTCTGTTACTTCTGTAGGTGTTATGGATAATCACGAAAGATTTATGGGTAATCCGTCATCTACACACCAACACAATTCAATGGTTGATATTTGTGCTCCTGGTTATGATGTTCCATTGACAACATCATCAGGAGTTTATGTGACAGGAAACGGTACGTCATTTGCGTCTCCTTTTGTTTCAGGAACTGTTGCTTTGATGTTATCTGTTAATCCTTGTTTATCTGTTGATGATATTGAGTATCTTTTGAAAGAATCTTGTGATACAAATGTTTATTTAATTAACCCACAATATGTTAATCAATTAGGTGCTGGTAGATTGGATGCATTAAAAGCAGTTCAAATGGCAAAAAACTTTAAAACAATAAATGGATTATTTAAAGAAACTGTTGATTGTGTGACAGGAAATAAATCATTGTCTGTATTAAATCTTGATGGTATTTCACCTTACGAATATATGTGGAGTAACGAAACTACATCATCGTCTGTTATTGTTGAAAACGATGGATATATTGCCGTTGAAATTACTGACTCTATTGGTTGTAGATTTGTTGATTCGGTTTATGTTGAAAAATATTTTAAAATGTCAACCCAAGAAGAAAAAACTGACGTGTCGTGTTTTGGATTGACAAACGGTAGTGTATCTATCGAGGTTTTGAATGGTACTAATCCTGAACTACCTGTATGGGATAATGGTTTTGTTGGTAGAGACAGAAGTAACTTATCTGTTGGTGACTACACATATTCTGTTATTGATAACTTTGGTTGTGAAATTATTGATACTGTATCAATTAGACAACCTGAAAATTTAATTTCCACAATATCTTCTGTAAACCCAACACAATCTTCTTTTGGAAATATTAACGTAACCGTTAATGGTGGTACACAACCATATGAATACGAATGGAACAACGGTTCATTAAATGAGGACTTAAATGATGTATTAGAGGGGTTTTATGAACTTTTGGTAATAGACGCTAACGGATGTATGACTTCATCAAACATCATCCTTAATACGGAAAATTCTTTAGGTATAAATGAAGTATTAAATAACCAATTTGTAATGTACCCTAACCCATCAAATGGTAAAGTGACAATTAAAAATACAAAAGATGATAATTGTAATTTGGTAATCACAAACACAAACGGACAACAAGTTGTGGTAAATCAATCTTTTGTTGATGAAATAAATGTGCCTGATTTATCTGAAGGAATTTACCTTGTAACAGTAAATAATGTAACACAAAAACTTGTGGTTAAGTAATACTACTTAATTAGTTTAAAGGTAAACACTGAATGTAAATAAACCTAACCTTTAAAAACCTGACTTTACCACATAGCACATCTACATATTGGTATAACAAATAAAAAATAAATTAAAAACAAAATAAAAATTAAAATTATGAAAACAAAAATCTTTAACACAATCCTTTTTTCTTTAATGACATTAACATCAGTATTTGCTCAAAAAGCGGGTTCATTATCAATGTCAGTATCAATGACTAACCCAACTTGTAACCGATATTATGACGGTACAATAACTGTTAATCCAATTGGTGGAGTTTCTCCTTATACATACATTTGGTCTAATGGAGATACAACTCAAACAATCTCTAACTTACTTTCTGGAAATTATTCCGTTTCAGTAATTGATGCGAACAATCAAACATCTGCGGCATTTATTACTCTTACCGATCCAGCACCAATCCAAATTCAATCCGTATCAACTAACGTAACTTCTTATTTAGGTTCAGATGGATCGATAGATATTATTGATGTGTTAAACACTGTTGGTAGTTATACATTCACTTGGGTATCACAAAATGGATCACCAATTAACCCTACCTCTTTAGATCAAACTAATTTAAAATCTGACAATTATAAAATTATTGTTACCGATCAGAATGGATGTTCGGGTATTGCGTACTATCAAATTACACAACCATTCCCAACTCTTAACCCTATTAATCTTCCAAAACCAGGAAAATTTGGTAATAACCCATCAGCAATTTCAATTTTTCCAAATCCATCAAATGGTAATATCACGGTTGATTTCAAATCAAATGTTGACGAATATAGATTGGTAAACGTAAACACAGGTTCTGAAGTATTAACAGGTAAACCAAACGGAGAAAAATTAAATGTAAATAATCTCCCAACAGGAACGTACATACTGTATATCCAAAACGGAGATGAAACACAATTAGAAAGAATCACCATTCTTTAATTGTTAATTGGTTCCACAAACAAAAACCTCCAATAAAATTGGGGGTTTTTTAATGTTTATTTAACACATTTTTTCTTATACATTTGATAGTTATAATAAAAGCGGTCAAATGAAAAAAATCTTATTAATTTTTGCGTTGTTAATAACGCAATTCTCTTTATGTCAAACTACAATACTTACAGAAAATTTTGGTAGTCCCACAAACACGACACTTATTAGTGCTTATACGGGTTGGCAAAGTACAAGTCCCATAACTTTTGATGGAAATGTGGATGTTAGAAATACAGCCCCGTCAACAAATTCAGGTGCAAGTGGTGGTGGAAATGTATTCTTTACAAATAATACAACTAAGTTTTTTACGATTTCAGGTATAAATACAAGCATGTATAATGAGGTATTTTTAACTCTTAATCACCACAAAAGTACAACAACATCAAGTAATGAATTAATAATAGAAGTGAGTTCGGATGGAATTAATTACACCCAATTAACATACACAAGAGCGACAGGTACAGGAACCGCCGTTTGGAGATCTATATCACCAAGTGGTAATATACCAACATAACTCATCCCATTTCATTGTGGAAAAATCAACAACGGGTGATTTTGAAAACTCAGTAATTGTTGGTAATATTATAGGGTCTGGTTATTCACAAGAAATCATTGATTACGATTTATTGGATATGAAAGTGGAAAACGCAATTAATTATTACCGTCTTATACAATATGATTTTGATGGTGAGTTTAAAGTTTATCCAATAATTGGAATAGATAATAGAGTAAAAAAAGATGTTGTTAAAATTGTCGATTTAACAGGTAGAGAGGTTAATCAATTTTATAAAGGTTGGGTTATTATTTATTATAATAACGGAGAAACGTTTAAAACTTACCAATATTAATTAACAACATAGTTTTAATAATTCGGAGGGGGTGTATGTTCATATAACCCCTTTTCATATTTTATTCTACGTATTTTTACTTATATCTTTATATTTATAAGTATAAGTACTCGACCCGCCCAAGGAAGTTGGGGGTTCCACCACAAGGTTCTTCAAGTGAGTCTTATGTTTTTTAAACCCACAAAAAATATAAGGTCATGCGAAAAATTCTATTATTCATTCTATTAACTTTTTTAAGTTTTAATCTATTTTCCCAATTTTGTTCAACCACAGGTTTAGCCAATATGGGGACATTAACACCAACTACTACTTGGCAAAATGTTTCAGCAGCATCAGGTTTTAAAAGGTATTGGACATTTACTGCAACTGCAGGGTGTACCTATAGTTTTT